CTTCGAATTCCGCCGGAAGCACCGAGACGTCGTTGTCCAAGAGAAGCGGGGCGAAATTCTTGTAGTACAGGAGGCAGAGGTCTTGCGCCGAAAACGGCGGGGGCCAGAACTTGAGAAGAGGCTGCCCGTAGGTCGGGGAGGCCACATTCAGGTCAGTTCCGGCGTCGGCGTAAACCCTCGGATAGGTCCCCTGGGAGTAGCGGGCGAATGCGAAGCGGTCCTCCTGCGCGTACCGCCCGGACCGCTTGATGCGGCGCTGACGGATCGGGTTGACGATCATCAGGTCCCGCCCGGGGGAGATCGGCGCGGGGTATTCGTCCTGATAGATTTGATACCCGACGTTTGTCGTCACCGCGAGCGTTCCGTTGTACGGAAACCGAAGGACCGCTTGCGTTGCGCTCGTGAAATGATCGACCTGTTTCTCCAGCGAATCGCCGGAGATAATCATCTTCTTGTTGTACCAGCCGGTGTTCCAGGTCGTCCCGACACCCACGACGTTGACCGATCCAACCGTCGCCGTGATGGTGCCCGTCCCGTAGGCGTTGACCAGCGGAATGTCGTAGCGATCGATCAGGAACGGCCAGTCGTGAAACTGGACGATCTCCTGGAGCGCGTCGTTGATGGCTTGCTGGACGTCAAATGCGGTGGCACGCGGCACGGTCGAGTTGACCTGACGCATCACCTCCGAAGTGAGCTGAAGGAACGTCCGGTAGCCCGTGGCTTCTTACCGCGAGGACAGAACCGACTTCTGCTTGCCCTTCAGCTCCGCAACCTTCTCCACCATGACGGACAGGACGTTGGGGTCCTCTTCCACGATCATCGCCGCACGCAGCTCGTCGTAGTTGTTCATGCCGACCACTTCGGCCATGCGCTCTTCGACGGAGAGGGCCGTCCAGTTCTTGACCCGATCCGTGTAGCCCGGATTCATCTGCGCGATGAGCGCGGGATCGTTCTTCATGGCCGTCGAAAGGTTCTCCCGGAACGCCTGCGCGACTCGCGGAGAGTAATTCCGGGGACGCATCCCGGCCCGCATTTCCCGGGCGTACTCGCCCTGCGCGTCGTATTCGGTTGCACCGCTCATGATTCCTCCAAGAAGAAAAACAGGGGGTTTTTACGAGACCCCCAAGAACTCGTTTCCTTCAAGGATTAGCAGCCGTCCGCGATGTTGAGACCCATGACCGACAGACCAGCGACGGTCTGCGCGGCGAGGAAGATACCGGGGTTGTTGCCCGCCGCGAAGTTGGCGACTCCGGTGACGGCACCCGCCGTCGCGCCGGAAAGAACCGCCGGGGCATTGGCCACGGCAGCCGTCGTGACTTCGTAGAGGACGAGCGCGATTCCGCCAGTCTGGAAGAGGCCGAAATCGCCCGAGGTGACCGCCTGCATGGCGATCCCCTGACAGAGGGCCGTCGCCGCCTGGGCCGTCGGGATCGCAACGACGTTGAACGGTCGGATGATCGTCAAGTTGTCGTTGGTCGCCGGGGCCGTGACGTAGGCGTCCGGATCGATCTGGAGATTGGACTGCTTGGTGTCCGTGAGCGACACCGTGATCGTCCCGGCGGCATTGGCCTTGATGAGCTTCAGGGCATCGCTCTTGGTCGTTCCCGTTCCACCCGAGGCAATCTGCTTCTCGTAGAGGAAATTGTTGACCTCGGCGTTGACCGTCAGCGCACCCGTGGTCAGGTTGACGACCTGGGTCGTGGAACCGGCGGCGGCGGTATCCGTTCCGGGGGCGGCGAGACAAACCGTGTTGCCGATCGCCATCACACCGGCGGCCTTCTTGACCATGAACGAATTGCCGAAGCCGTCGTACCAGACGTTGCCGAGCTGACCCTGACCCGTGAGCGTGGTGCCGATATCCGAGAAGTCCGTAGAGACCCACGGAATCGTCGCCACGCCCTGACCCTTCCCGGTCTTGGTGAAATGGAGGCGGACCATGTGTTGAAGCATCGCTACCTCCTTACGACCATTGAATCACTCCCTGGAGCATCCGGTTGGTGCAGACGTAATCCATGCGGAGGTGAACCCGCATGACCTTGCCGTCCTGCGCCTGCGTGGGCATCCAGGGGGTCTGCTGGAAGAAACGAGTCGGGTCGATGTAAGCGTGCAGGAACTCCGTGTTGATGAAGAACTGCTGCTTGTTCGGGCAATCCCGATCCCAATACCAGGGAACGCCCTTGTAGTTGATGTTGTCCTTGAACCCGAGGTCGAGCGAGGAAGTCTCCATCGTCCGGTATTCGGCCCGGGCATTGAGCTGGTATCCCTCGTACACGTTCAGGTCGGACAGGATCAACTTGGGGCGAATCGCGCCATCCGAGCAAAGGTTGAACATACGCAGTTGGTTGTCCACCGTTCCGCCCGCCATCGCGCCGTTGGACGTATAGACGCCGCCCGACGTGTTGGCGTTGTTGCGCCAGAAGGGGAAGGTGACAGCCGAAATTGCGCCGACGGCGCCACCCGGGGGATCGGCGGGGGTGGCCGTCAAGAAGATGAGGTTTGCGAGCCCGTCCGGGGCGGCACCGAAGAATCCCGTGCCGTCTCCGTAGGCAGCTTGGTTCAACTGCCGAGCCATCGAGAGTTCAAGCTGCTTGATCTTGCTCTCGACAAAATTGACGATGACCGATTCACCCGAGTTCTGATGCTCTTCCTCTCCAAACACCGTGACAGCACCCGTCAAGTTGCGCCAAGTGTACTGCGCGGCGGTGATGGCTTCCTGGGGCGACAGGTCGATGTAATCGGCCATGTTGTACCAGGTCGTCGTACCGTTGTAGTTGTAGAGAAGAGGCGCATAGATTCGCGTCCCTCCCGTCGTCTTTCGGGAGTTCTCATCGAACAGATGCGCCACGGCGGGGGTGGACTTCAGAATCTGGTCCGTCAGTCCAGTCCCCATGTTTTGGAGCGTCGAGGACACGAGCGAGTCGAGGCTGACCGTTTGAAGTTGGGGGAAGGCCATCTACGACTCCTGTTTACGCGTCCGAAGCGCCCAGGCTGCTACGGAGCGCCAAACGAGCCGCCTCCCTGATGCTCAATTTCGGGGCAGCCCCGTCTCTGGACCGGCCCCCCGATTCGATGAGGGAAGAAGGGATTCCTGCGGCTCGTGCTTTTTCGGATTCCACCGCACTCTTGCGCTCCTTCTTGATTCGCGTTTCGAGTTCGGCTTCGATTTTCTCCGCATGAACGGCACGAGCCACGATGTTCAGGATCGTCGGAATGTACTTCATGTTCTCGGGTGAGGACAGAAGGGCGTTGCGGACGATGGTCACGGCAGGATCGGGCGCGTCCCAGATGGCGGCGACGTCCTTGAAGTAGTTCGCCACGATCGGGTCCGCGTTCCTCGTTTCCGCGATGATGTTGCGGAAGGTCGCCTGTCGCTCCTGAACTTCAGCCTTGGCCTTGATCGGCGCAACCGTTTCCTCGGCGGCTGCCATCAGCAAGGCGTCGGCTTCCTCGTGCCTTCCCTCTTCCCGAAGCTGGCGAATCCTTTCGAGCGGGTTGGAGGCCGGTTCTTCGACGGGACGGGGCGCACGTTCGCGCTGCGCTTCCTCCCACCGAGACAGGAACTTCTCCCGTTCGTCCAGAACGGCGCGGCGTTCTCCCTCGATCGACTTCCGCAGCTCCGCGACTTCTTGAGTCTTTCGGGTGTAGTCGGCCTGCATCGACTTGTACAGAACCTGGAGGTCCGGTGGCAAGGTCGTGGGGTCGATTCCCTTGGGCTCGGCGGGGGCGGCGGGAGTCGCGGGTTCGTCCGCGTCTCCTTTCGAGAAAAACAGCTTCGGCCCCGTCTCCTTCGGCGGTTCGGGTGTTCCAGGGGCGCCAGCGGGATGAGGGGTCCCGGGTGGCGACGGTGGAGTCTGGTCCGTCTCCGGTGGAGCGTTGACTGCAAGATCGGGCATAGATTCTCCTATATTAGACGAAAAATTTCCGTTGTCTAATCCCGGTATCCATGAAGTGCGCGGTAAACGGTCTTTTCCACCACCTCCCGGCGTTTTGGATCGCGCTTCCAGCGATCCTCAATCAGGCGCTCGGGATCATTCTTCCCGAGGTGATTCACTTCGAATTCCTTCCTGGATACCGTGGTTTTCCCGTTGGCGTTGTCCCACTTTTCCTTCTCGTGGAAGGACGTGAATTTGTTCCCGGTGAACGGGTCGTAGAAGGGCTCACGCGCATCCGCGCTCCCGAAGGAGGGAATCCAGACGAGCGTGCGCTTCCCGCACGAGGGGCACTTCCTCCGCAGAGTCAAGAGGGAGACTCGCGAATCGAACGCTTCATTTCGCGAGCGGTGACCGCAGCGGCACCCGAGATCAGCGAGCCTCATGAGTTTTCCGCAGAAAACGAGTTTTCCACACCCCTACTACTTCTATAAGAGATAACCCCTTCTCTCAATAGGAGTACGTAGGACTGCGGAAAACTTGTGGAAAAGTAGAGTTTGCTCAATGAATACACGGACTTATCCTGCGGAAATCCTGCGGAAAACTCTGCGGAAATCATGACACGCCCGCGTTGGCCGTACCGGGAGACTCCCCGGCGGGCATCGGACTTCCGGCGTTCTCGCCGCCACCGCCCAGGCCCTTCTGCGGATTCCTGATCGCTTCGATGACCATCTGCTGCTCCATCTGGGAGAGGTTGGCTCCGATCAGGTCCATCATAGGCTTGAGCAAGAGTTCCGGCGGCGCGTCCTTGCCCATCTGACCGGCCTTGACCAGCGCGGCAAGGGCCAGCCTGGCGGCTCCCTTGGCGTTTCTGAACAGCTCGTCAATGTCCCGGACCTGATTGACCTCCGCGTAGCGGTAGATCAAGGGCGTGATGGGCAGACCCTCCTTCTGGAGCATCGGACCCATAACCCCAATCTCCTGAAGGACTTGGGCGCGTTTAGTATCAAGTGTCATCGGAGTTGACGATCCAATGTACACATCGCAGAAAAGGTCTTTCTCATCAGGGATTTCCGATGGCTGGTACTTCTTCCACTCGACCAAGGCACCGGCCCTGTCCGAGATACGGACGTACCGCTCTGCGGAATTGACGTCCGACGAGGAAATCTTGAGCAAAAGGACGTGGTACAGGGCGATATCCCGCACCGTATCTTCCATCGTCATCTGGCGTCCGAGCATCGATTTCTGGGCAGCCTCGGCCACGCGGGAGGCTTCCTTGGCAGACCGGATGGCCGGGAGCCCACCGCGCTCGGCGGCGCCGTAGGCGGTGATCTGCTGAATCTGGGTCCGGACTTCCGCCATGCCCGCGAAAATCTGGGGGTCCACCTGGATATCCGGGATGCGGTGAACGACGTCGGCGGCGGAATCGACCTTCGGAACCTCGGACTTCAAGGACAGAACGTCCTCGTTGGACGTGACGATGAAGGAGTTGGGCTGATTGAGAGCTGTCAGCTTCTCCATCTTGGCCTGGTCCATGTACGGCGCGAGACCAATGTACTTTCGAAGTTTGGTCGTCATGTCGGTCATCATCGTGTCGTTCATCCGGATCAGAGCCCGGAGCTGCGGCTTGATGAGATCGACTTCCGGGGTCGGGTAGAAGTCGTCGGTCTCGGTATTCATGGCCAGAATCCGGACCGGGAACTGGAGGATGCCCTGAATCTTGACCGGAACCGGCCACGGCTCCACGCGAATCAGGCGCTTGTCGTGGTCTGCGAAATCCTTGATCTTCTCGTCCACGCGGTCGTACTGCCGCCAGATTTTGATCTGGTGGAAGGCGGGGTTGTCCTCGTTGGATTTGTCCACCTCACCCAGGTTGAAGTAGCGGTTCCTGTCGGTGTCGGACGTCTCGTTGGCCCTGGGGAAATCATCGATCTTTTCCTTGTTGAAGTAGGTCTTGTCCTCTTCAATCTCGGTGACGGTCTTGTAGTAGGCGACGTTGATGAAGCGGTGGTCATCCAAGTCGATCTGGAATCCGTCCGGGTCAAACGTCGTGTCTTTTCCGGGCACATTCTTCCAGAAGTACCGCTGACCGTCGATGAGTGATCCGCCGTCGGCCTTCTTGTCCTTGTCGTAGGTGGGGACCTTGTTGGTCTCCATCTGCTCCCCGATGATCCCCAAGCCATAGGGGAAGGTCTGCCAGAGAGCCTTGACCAGCCGGTCGCGCAGGCGCCCGATCTTGAAGTCGTACCAGACCGCATCGCCCAGAAGAAGCGCGAGAGGATGGGCGGGGGATGCGGTGTTTTCGAAATAGGGGCGCGGAACGCCCACGAGAATCGACGTCACGAGCGAACGGAAGAGGCCGTAGGCGTGGGCGATCCCGTTGTAGCCCGTGCCAAGCTCCGTAGCTCCGTACATCAGCTTCTTGTTGGTTTTCCATCCCTGGGAGAATTTCTTCAGATGGGCAAGGGATCGCCGGAGGTTGACCTGGCCCTCCCGCTCGATCTTCTTGTCCTTGGGGCTCATGACCACGTTGGGCCTTCGTCTTTCGTGTAGAACTTCTCCCACATTTCAAGGTCGGTCGCCGGATGCATCATCCCCGGGACGAGTCCTTCGCTTCGGCGCTCTTCCGGCTGACCGAAGGCATCCTCGTCGGCAGCGTTCGACGGGTTGACGTCACGGAACTGGTCTGACAGGGCGTCAAGGAAGTCGTCAAAGCGAGACGTTCCAACTCGCTCAAGCTCGTCCTCGATCTCGGCCTTGACGTCGGGGGTGAGTTCGTCCGCGAAATGGATGGAGCGGGAGGCGAACAAGGGGTGGAGATTGGAGTACCGCTGGAGCTTTCCTTCATTGTCCCTCCGGATCAGATAGATGCGGGGAAGAATACGCTTTTCCCTCATGGCCCGCTCGCGCAGGGTGAAATTGATGAAGGACGCGAATTTCTCTTCGATCTTCACGAGCTGCGGCTTCCAGGTATCGACCATTTCGAAAAAGGTGTTCAGAAATTGCTCCGCCGTGTACGGGGCGAGCTTGACGTCGATGCCCCACCACTTCATGTACCGATCGAACCCACCGACGATGAATGCCCCGTTGTCGCCCGACTCCTGGTCGTCGTGGCGGAAGTTGGGATCGATCGTCATCGTCCGGAGGCGCAGTTTCTCCGGGAACCTGTCCCGGGGAATGTACATTTCCGTCTTGTCGAAGGGGATCGAGTCCTCCGGGCGGACGGGATTGAGCAAGTACTGCGACGACCACTTCCATGCCCGGAGCGACGCCTTCTTCTTTTCCAGCGCCTCGACCGGCCAGCGGGAAGGAAAGAGCGCGGACCCGTCATCGTTGTAGCAGGGCCGGAAGATCACCGAGTAGATCGGCTTGTCCCCCGACTCAAGACGGGCGGCATCGTTCCTCCGGATGAATCCCGTCAGGTCCCCGTCGTGCCACGGGGTCGCCGTATAGAACACGGTCCCGCCCTCCGACAGAAGGGAAAGAAGGTTCTCGTAGTGGTCGATGACCTTCTCCCTCATGTGCTTGGAGTAGGCCGTCTGCTCCGACGACAGATCGTCGGGCCAGATCAGATCGAAGTGGAGTCCCGTGACCTCGGCCTTGATTCCGGAGGCCATGAAGTTGGGCTCGATCACGACTCCGCTGCGAGCCCTGCCCTTGACGTAAATCTGCCGTTCGGTGAACCCGTCGCCCACCCCGTAGAAATCGCCGTACAGGGTGCGGTAGAGCTTGTTCGAAGAGAACTGCGTTTCGAGAAAACGAATGTCCTTCTTCGAAAGAGTGAGCGTCGAGGTGTCGATCAATACACGGAATTCCAGGTCGTTTTCCAGACACGCGTGACGGGTAAAGAGCCACAAGCAGAGGGCGCGGCCCAGGGTTGATTTCAGGTGGTCACGGGGAATGATGAGGGCTTGGTTCAGGCCGTCGGGCGCCAAGGCAAAACGCTTGGCGAGTTGTTCGCAGATGGCCTCGTGCGGCTCGGTTGCGAGCGCATCGAAGCCCATGATCTCGCGGGCGAAGTAGAAGAGATCACGAAGGCCGCGCTCGGCGTTGGTCGGGCGTCCCTTGATCTTCCTTTCCGCAAACGGCGTGACGTTGCTTGGCGCCATCTACGACCAATCGGGGGTAAACCCCGCCCCCGCCTTTTCGGGGCTCAACTGGAGCTGCGCCCGGGCGCGACGTTGCTTGGCCTTGTTCTCGATCTCCCTGACTGCGAATTCCTTCTCGACCATCATCTTCGGGTCAATGGTCAGCTCGATGGGCTGCTCCCAATTCTTCGGGTCCATCGCGTTGTACTCGCCCTTGCGGGTGTCCAAGGGATCACCGATCAGCTCCTTGACCCGATCCTCGTTGTCCTTCTCGTCCATTCCGATCAGGGGCTTGGGATCGACCGCCCTGCCCGAAGTTTTGCGAGGCTCGAAAGGGGCTTCGACGGGAGCGACTTCGGCGGTTGCGACGACTCTGGGCTGGAACTGCTTCAGGCGCTCGATTTCCTTCCTCGCGAAATCGAGTTCCGACCGGAGGTCTCGCTTGATCGCCCACTCGGACTTCTCGAAAATTTCAATCAGGTTCCGGACGCCGGAGACCCGATCGTGCATGGTGATCTTTACCCGGAAGTCCTCGGTGGTCTCTTCGACGCCGACGCAATGAATGTAGCGGACCCTCCCGTTGATGTGGGTCATCGTGATCGAGAGCGGGTTCTTTCGAACGTGCCCGTAGGCCGAGGCCCCCCGAAGAGCCTTCCTCTTCCTCTTGTCTCTGGCCCGGGGCTTACGCCTGATCGTTGGCATCTTCTTCCTTTGCTTCGCCTGCTTCGCTTGAGAGCGAATTGATCTTCGCCTCGTACTCCTGCCAGTTCACCCCCAGGTGGACGGCAAGCAGACGCTCGATGATAGAGGCGAATTGGTGGTGCTTCTGGTAGGGGGCTGCGGGGGAGTCTCCTGGCTCGGAGACGTCCCCCTCTGCCCGATCGCGCTCATACGCGATATCGAAATCGGTCACGTCCTCTTCGGTCACTCCGAACTTGGCGCAGGAATAGGCTTCCACGAGTTCGTGGATCGCCACCAGGAACTCCCAATCGGAGTTCCCCATTTCCGACACCTTCACGAGAATCGACTCGTCCACGAGCTTCCAGTCTCCGACCGTCTCGTAACGCTGATCCGAGTGGGGCGCGGTGTGGGCTTCGAAGTGCATCAGACCTCGGTTTCCAACTGCTTGATGAGAGCCTTGTAGGTCGGGAAGGTGCCGTACACGATATCCATCCCGATATCAGACGCCGGGGTCTCGCTCCTGTTGGCCACGATCGCGTCGTAGCACGCCTGAACGAAGGTGATGACGTGCGGCGCGTCCTTGCATCCCTCCTGGAGAATCCGCATCGTCGCCGGAATCGAGTAGTCGATCTCCTTGGGCTCGGCGGAACCCCCGGGGGCCATCGGGTGGGTCGGGGTCCCGCCGGAGCCGCCCGGGGGAACCGGCTGCGTGGACGGCCTTCCGCCGGTCCCGGCGATCGGGTTGGCAGGATGACCCCCGGCACCGCCACCCGCGATCGGGTGGGACGGGTGGCCTCCGATGGGCTTGCCGTAGTCGGGGTCCCCCGGACCGACCGGCTTGTCGTAGCCGGGGTCGCCGGGGCCTACCGGCCTACCGTACCCCGGATCGACCGGATCGCCCGGACCGACGGGCTTGCCGTAGTCCGGATCGACGGCGCTACCGCCGGGGGGCTTGGGGGAGGGGCGGGGTGCGTCTGACTTCGTGGCCATTTTCTTGTTCCTTTCGAAAGTAATCAGCGGTCCGTTGATTTGACAGCCCATCGAGACCAGGCAAATGAGAAATGCGCAAACGACTTGATGAATCGTCCTCAAAGAACTCTTCTGGCCTCGACGGGCAGCCACTCACACTCCCATTGCCGCCAGAAATGTCTTGCACGGCGCCACGGCTTCGGTCGAGATCGTCGCAGCGGCGACAGCGGTCTTGAGGGTCACGAGGTCCGCCGCGTGGGGATCGACCGGGGGCGGCGTCCCGCCGGGAACAGACCACGACTCGGAGACCAGGAAATAGGTGAGTCCGTCGGGAGTCGTGACCCGATAGGTGTAGAGGACCGCCGGAGCGAGAGGGTCGATCCAGGCGCCGAATCCGTTCAGGTAGTTCACCGGCCTCGCAGCCGTCCCGAAGTTGGAGGGTGCGCCGGAACCGGCCCCCGTCCAGACGTCAACGTCCCCGTTGGCTCGACCGCAGAGAAGGATCGAGGCAGGAGGCGCAATCGACGGCGTGACGACGGAGTAGTAGGGGGATGCCGCCGGATGCGGCAGGACGTTGGTGTGGGTGAGCGTCGTTCCGTCGAAGTGGAAGATGTTGACGCCGTTTTTGAGCAGGACGGCAATCGTGTACGTCGAGCCGTTCCACATGGCCGTGACGACGGGGCCAGGTCCCGGTTCGCTTGAGGTGGTCAGGAGAACGAACGAAGGCAGAACCGTGAGCGTCCCATCGTCGTTCAATCTGGCGATCCGGATGGCGCGCTGCGTGTTGTTCGATTCGGAGGTCAGGAGGACCATGAACCGATCGAAGCTCGTGTCCCCGATCGCTTCGAAGTTAATCAGGTTTGCCGCCGTGTTGATCTGGGTGACCGGCAGATACGGGAGGTTGACGTTGCCCGGAAGCGTCGTCATGTCAAAGCCGTAGAACACCTTGTTCTGGACGTAGTAGCCGAACTGCTTGCCGGATTTCAAGAACGTCGAGGCGGTAAAGGCAATCGTTTGATCCTCTGCCACCTGCTGACCGATGGAGGCAACGCCGCCCGCCGACATTTTGACCGCCTGGCACCCCATCGCGTCAGCGACAGGAGTAAAACCGACGGCGGCGCGAACCGCGCCCGAGGGACCATCGGCGATCGAGAAGTCAGCCGGTCCCGGCCAGAAATCCCCCCCACCGGGATGCGGCGGGAGCGGTCCCGGAGGAACGTCCCGGTAGGACATGGGGAAGTGCCGCATGACGGGCGCCATCGGGTTTGCCAGGCCGACCCCGAAGAGGCCGTAGTGACCCCGGAAGTAAAGCGTCTTGGATCGCCGTCCGTTGTGGAAGGACGCCACGAATCCCCAGGGAGAGTTCGGGAAGGGGGTCGAATGCGAAGCGATCGGGGTCATCTACTTTGCCCCTCCCGCCACGAGGATAAGAACCGCGACCGCCACGAGGCAGACGCCGATCCCGACGTAGGCGACGACGTTCTTGGCCGCGCCCATCGCGCCGCCGATGATTCCACCCAGAGCCAGAAGAGCCACGATACCGACTGAAACCGTCATGGGTTCCTCCTATGTCAGGGGCCAGATTTCCACGTAGAAATCAGCCGTTGCCGCCACACCCTGACCCGTCGTCAGGGAAAGATAGAGGATTGCTTCCGTGCGGCGGTCGGTGTTGTTCAGGGTCAGAACGAGCGTCTTGGCTCCATTGGTCAGGGCAGCGTAGGTCTGCGCCGCCGCGACGATGATCGTCCCGCCCTTGGCGGTTGCCGTGTAGATGCCTCCCGCTGCTGTCGTCAAGGACGTCGAGGCGTTGGTGACGACGATCCTGTCGATGTAGTAGGCGACCGCGCCTGCGGGGATCGCGATGGCGATCGGCTGGTCGGAAGTCGAGTTCATGAGCGCGGATTTCAGGTTCCCCGAAAACGGAAGAACCGCCGCTTGGGTAAGCGGGATTGCCGGTGCGGCGGTGGCGGCGTTGTTTCCGTAGGATTTCAGTCCCATCGCATCCTCGTCAGAACAGGAGATTCGATCCGGCCAGCCACATCGGCTTGTCCGTACCCGCGAGCGTTCCCGTGAAACCATTCCCGGATGAATCAGCGGCTGTCGTTGGAACGGCGCCGGTCTGCCCGGGGGTGAAATCGTTCAACTTCCACCAGCCGACGAGGCTTCCCGGCTGAATCGGGGTCACGAGATTTGACCCGGAAAGACCGGAGCTATACAGCCCCGTGCAGTCGGCCTGGAGAAGTGTTGAGTTCCAGATGCGAACATCAAAAATTCTCCCGAAGAAACAGCGGGTTGCCACGAGGCTATACCACGTTCCAATGTAGGTGAGAACGGCGCTCGATGTAATCGACGTTGAGAACGCCGTCGTCACACGAAGCACGTTGTCAACATAAACCTTCAGGTTAACCTTGTCGTAGGCCATCAGGATATGGTGCCATCCCCCGGCAGGGATCGGGGCAGCCGCGACCACCCCAATAGCGGCCCCGGCGGCGTTCAGTCCACAATTCACGATCAGGGGAGGACCGGCGGAAATAATCATGAAATACGGCTGATTTCCCCATGCCCCGGTGGCGGTCCCGTCTCCCCTCGAAACGATTCCGAGACCGTTTGTTGCAACCAGCGACGGCCACGTCTGCACCCATGCCGAAATAGAGAGTGCATTTGCAGGATTGAGTGTCGCGCTGTTGGAGGTCGATACGTAGCTTTGGCCACCCTGTCCGGACGGGGAAAACGCAAGCTGCCCAGAGGGATTGAGCGCACCGCCGTAAGGGGAGCCGCCTCCCCCACCACCGGAACCGGAGCCATAGATCAGAAGTCCCATCGGTTAATCCGAGAACCAGACGTTCATGGTCTGCGGGGCCGTGGACGCGATCAACTGGAAGGCCGATCCCGCGTTGACTTGCTGGATTCCGGAGCCCTTGGCGGTCAGAAGGTTTCTGGCGTTCTCGAAAACGTAGATCGTCCCCTTCTGGAGTTCCATGCCGACCGAGCCCGCGACCGGAGTCGTCACGTTGTCCCAGGTCAGATAGACGAGATTGGTGGCGCCCGCGAGAAGCTGGAAGAAAACGTGGTACGGGGGGCGCAGGTTCAGCGCCGAGGACGCGGAATAGGACGAAAGAACCGACTGCTCGTCCATGACCTGGGGGATGATCGCTCCGGAAAGAAGAGCCGCGAGCCTCGATGCGGAGGCCGACAGCACCGTGATCTGCTGATACCAGGCCCCCGAGCCCGTGCCCGGGGTGATGCCGGGAGGGGCGCCCCCTTGCTGCGCGAGAAATACCCCGGGGTGGGGGTAGTACTCCGAGGAAAGGGTCTTGTGGCTTGGACCTCTGGGCATTAGTAGCCCCCCTTCTTCGGCGTCTTGTTGCCGGGATCGTGGGCGTTGCCCTTGATGCGTCCGTTTCCCTTTCGTCCGAAGTTCTTCGAACCGACGGGATGGGACGGCGCCGGAATCTGCGTGGGCATGACCTTGGAGCCTGTCGGAATTTTTCTCATACGGATACCTCTCCTTTTCTCGCGAGGAAGCGGTAGTAATCAACAGCATTGATTCGCGGGTTCCCGCGAGAAAGTTCCTTGACGGGGCCGTGAGAGGGGGAGCAGTACTCGCAGATCATCTCGATCAACTGGATTTCCCCGTCGGAATCGGTGTGCTTGATAAAGTACGGGCGACCCTTTCGGCACCGGGGGCACGAAAGGGAAGAGGTCCCGCAACGCTCGGAAGCAAGGATGCCTTCCGTCATGAAATTCTCCATTCCAGCCAGTTATCGACCGTGACGGCACCAACGTCAAAATTCACGTTGAACGTCTCCGCGTTGTTTACGAGAGCAAATCCATGCACGACCGGACCAGCCGACGCGGAAGTAAACCACGAGAACGAATTGGTCGCTACCGATTGCGTGAAAACTCCATCGAGAGACAGGGGCTCGTTATAGAAGTGGAGCGTTCCCGCACCCGTAGAGTGTACAGCGACAGACGACATTACGGACGCCAGGGAATTATTGGAGTACGAAGCCAGCGAGTTGTTCGTACTCTGAATCCCGTCTGCCGCGATTCTGGTCGCGGCGGGATTGGACCTCTGGACGGACACCCCGGACCAGGTGTACTCATGCCACTTGACGATCGATCCGGTCCCGTTATTGGTGATCTGGTAGTAGTGCCCATTCAAGACGGGGAAAAACATCGTGCAGTTACCGGAATTCTGGACGCTCGCCTTGTCCACCTGAACGGTCGGGGGACTGGATGCGTCAGACTGCGCCGAGGTCATACCCCCCGTTCCAATCTGAATCTGGACGATCATCAGGCTTCCGGACGTATTCTGGTAGGTGGTCGCGTAAGCCTTCGACCCGGAAAGGTCCCCGGAGTCCGTGATCGACCCCTTGGTGATCGTGTATTCACGCGTACTCATGATCGACGGGGTTCCCCCGGTCGAAGTGATCTTGTAGAAGTCGTTGTTCTTGACGAAGATCGCGATGGATGACGTGACGTTTGCTCCCCCGAACGTATTGGTCGTTGCCGCCGCTACCTGGGTAGTCGGAGGATTGGAAGAGTCGGTAAATCCGGCCAATGTCGTATTCGTGCTTGAACTCTGAACGACGCACATCACGAGTATGGTTTTTCCGGAGGTATTCTGGTAGGCGGTTCCAAGGGTTCTCGTGACGACCTGGGCCGACCACACGGACGAGATCGCAAGCGCCCCGGAGACATTCCCGAGCGAGAGGTTCCCGGCGCCGTCGGTCTGCATGACCTGACCAGCCGTGCCATCGACCTCGGGATAGGTGAGAGGGCCGACCTGGAGAGTGCGACCCGACGTCGCGGTCCGGATGACGACGTTTCCCTGGTCGTTGACGGTGATCTTGGGGGGCGTCTGGATGGCGTCGATTGAACCGTCGGAGAGGTAGAGGCCCCAGACGGTCGGAATATGGTTGACCCCGCATCCGGTCATCGAGGCAAGGCGCATGATCCCCGTGCGGAGGTAGTTGACCCCATCGTAGGGCATCGCCGAGAAGTTGGCGATCGAGTTGGTGTCGGGGATGATCGTGGGTGCGCCGATGACTCCGCCCGCCCTCATCGCGACGAAGTTTCCTCCAGCGTTTGCGGCGGTGATCGAGAGTGCCGAGAATCCACGGTCGGGATTGGTGGCGTTCTCGGTGATTCGGAAGGTGTCGTTTACCTGGTCGAGATAGACGATCGAGCCGATCGCGATCCGGTCGGAGGCATCGACTCCGATCAAACCGACGTCGGCGTTGTCGGCGGCGTTACGTCCTGCGAGCTGCGAGCCGTTTGCCAGGTGAAGGACGAAGGCTCCTGACGTCGTGACGGGGGAGCCTGTTACCGTCAGCCCTGTCGTACCTCCTGACATTCCGACAGAGGTGACGGTTCCTGTTCCGCCTCCACCACCACCACCCCCGCCGCCCGATGCATCGAGGATGGTGAAATCGATAAAGAGCCCGGAGAAATCAAAGGCGGGCGTGACCGGGAGTGCCAATTAGAACTCGGAGGTCACGGCGTTTGTGGACGGGTAGGCAGCGGGGCAGACGGGGGTGACCGGGAAGTAGGATTGCACCGAGCCACCTCCGGAGATGGCGATGATGTTGGTCCTCCAGAATGGCATCCCGGGCGGGCAGCGTTTGGCCAGCACGTCCCCGTTGACCATCCCGATCCCGCCAGCGGAGACGTCGATCCATTCGGTGGCGGGGGGATTCCCCAGGATATCGGTGGGACCGGCGTTGCACTCGACCTTGACGGTTGCGGAAGCGGTCTTGCAGATGACGGCAAAGACGGGGGTGTTCTGGATGGCCATTTCTGCCGATACGGCAAGCAGGGAGACGGGTCTGCCAGGTCCGGTTGCCGTCCCGGGGACGGCGGGGATGCCGCCTTGTGTCGCGCCTCCACCGTGAGAGTAGCAGGGTGAGTACGGCATTTCTGTCCCCCGAAATCGGAAAGAGTGTCGATCAATCCTTGACGGAAGTCAAGGAGGAAGGGAGAATGGGCCATGTACGAGTGGAAGAACGTGACGGTTTCGATGCGCCTTTCCGAGGGCGAGGTCTCCGAGTACATCCAGAAGCTCTGGAAGAGGGCTGACGAAATCTTGAAGCACCGTCTCTACGATTGCACTTCGGAGTGTGACGACCCCCTCTTCCACGGTGTAAAGGACTACGACTACGGCGCCGGGGCGGTGGCCTTCCAGCCCATCGAGGTCTGCGAATGAAACACGACGGCGCCCTGACGCCCCACCTCTCTGATCAAGACCTTCCTCAATCGGCCATCTGCCGGTTCTGCGGAAAGTACGCCCCCGACCCCGCCTTCGATGGGAATCTGCCGTACCACCGATACCACCTCCCGAAACCAGTCGAAGGGAAGTCCGACTTCAACGAGCGGGCCTTGCCGGGGTGGTCAACCGTCGCGGTGTGCGCCAAGTGTGGTCAGCCCGTTCCGGACGGTATCTTCTGGAAAGGACAGCCTCACCATAGGACTTGTGCCCTCCAAAGTGGTTATAGAGCCTGACCCACTTTCCCCTCAAAGTGGTACTTGACGCAAGGCCATGCCCCTCTTACGCTTCAGGGGCCTGCGATCGAGCAGGGGGCCATGCCCCGGGAAGTCGCCTCGCGGTCTCCTGTCCCCGCATGAGTCTCCCAACTTTCAAAGTCTGACCTACCCCCCCCCCTCCCCCGAGGAAGAGCCCCCCGTGGGGGGTAAGCCCCGGGGCTCTTGGGCTGGTCACCTGGGGTGATGTTGAAGAGAAGCCCAGAGCGTGAGAGGGGGGGGGTCAGGTGTCGAGAGGGGAGGTTACCCCTGTCCGTTTTCCAGTTCCGATCCCCCTTGGGGGGTGAACAGGGGAGAGCCCCGAGCCCCGGAGGCGGTGGTACTACCACCACCGGCTGGTAGTGGCACTACCACCACCGGGACGCGGTAGTGGTACTACCACGACTGTCACCTGGTAGCGACACTACCGGGAGCCTACCCCGGTAGTGGTACTACCATCACCAGATGGCTCGTCCCATTATCGGGATTCCCGATATCGGGATTCTCGATAAGTGGACGCTCCTGGCCCTGGTAGTGGTACTACTGCTGGCCCCAAATGGGTTAGACGAATAAGTCCTTTGTTTTCACGAGAATAGGAATTGTCATACGGTGACAATATGACGTTAAACCTATGAGAACATTGGAGTTAACCTCGATTTGTTCAATAGACAGACACCGTTTATTGTCACCTGCCTGGCTCTAACTCATTCATTCTACAGGGATTCTAGCGTCTGGTATTCTGGCCTACGCCTTGCTATTCCCTGTATCTGTCCGGAAGGATCGGGGAGAGAAAACCCCGATATACGTGTCCGGAACCCTCTCGCCATGCGCGAGAGGTGAGGGTTCTCTGATAAGGGTACGGCGCCTGATAGCGGCAATAGGTCAGGAAATACGGAGAGGCACTCCGGTCAGCGTACCTCGAAAACAATCATCCTACCGGCAGAATTGATGCATCGGCAGAGGTCAAATACCATGACGATTCCTACGCTTGAGGAAACGACCATTGCCGAAATCGAAAAAATCATCGTCCGCAACGGTGGAGCCGTGAGAGGCGTCGCTGCCATTCTCTCGCACGTGCAAGAGTATTGCTTCCAACAGGACCAGAAACTACGGGGACGCACAACGGTATCCTCCCGTGAGGAAGCGAAGAAATTCCGGCAGACCGCCGACACGCTCGATCGCCCGATTCGGACCCTGATGAATAAGGACGAAAGAATCGAGACAGCCGCGAAGCTGGCCGATGCGAAAGCGCACGCGACGAAACTCGCAGCCGACAAAATCGCAGCCGACAAAGCCGAACAAACCGCAGCCAACAGCGGAAAGTAAAAACGAGATAACAGCCGATGCATCAATCCTGCCGGTAGGGAAAAGTAACCAGGATTTCGCGTGTTTTATCCTCCCGCCAGGGAGCGATGAAAATGGTAATCGAATTAGACGCCAGGGAATTCTACTTCTCTGGTGACCCCAACGAAGGAGCCTGCCTCTCATGCGACGAAACGGTGTCAACGATTGATCCGGACGTCGCAATGGGAACCTGCCCATTCTGCGGCGTCAACGCTGTGTACGGATGGATGGAATTGGCCAGGCGCGGGACCATCGAAGTAGTGGACGATTCCAACGAATCCGCCTACTACAACGATGAGCCGCTGTTCGTATGAGAACCGTAAACGATTGGCGGTTCTTCTGCGACGTCTGCGGCAGATTCCAGGTCAACGCCGGTTCCACAATTCACGATGTTACCGCTACCTGCTGGCGTTGCGTTCTGGAATTGAGAGACGGGCTCGATCCGAAGTTTCAAGATTTCTTTTTCTGGTATTGCTGGACCCAGGGCGATCTGGAATTGAACGGAAACTGAAACGAGAATACAGGCGGGAGAGTAAAACACGCGGAGTCTAAACCGAGGGGAGGTGATAAAACCGGTGGTAATCATCGCGGAGTATGACGGATTCGAAATGAACGGAATCCGTTTCCGCAAAGATCATCGCGGAGGATACGTTCTCCGGGTTGATGATCTTACCCAACGAATTGAGAAAACGCTCTCGATGGAACAAGCGATTGAACTCGCGGTTTCCATTCTGGAATACGCCGAAGCCGTCATACACGAAGCCGATGGAACCCTGAAAATTCCAAAGGAAATCAGGGAAATGACGGGCTGGTAGTACCAGGAGGAAATCGTGACAGACGCAAAGGCTGCGGCGAAAGTAAAAACGCCGCGATGCAATTACGTCGCGCAAAGGAATTGGGATAACGGTTCCAGGCGGAACGTATATTCCAATTCTGAATGCAGGAAAGTCGGACCGAAACGCTGCACGATATGCGCGTCATGCAAATCACATTGCGCGTGCCGGTGCCGCTGCGGAACCGTTCTTTTCGGTGTTCAAACGTGCAAGCAATGCGGAATCTGTTTCAAGTGTTGCAAGAAACGCATTGCCGAAACGCAGAGAGAAAACCACGAGGATATTTCCCATGACCCAGGGGAGCCCCGGCTGCGGAATTATTTCCCGCAAGTCTGGACGCAACCTCTGAAGTTTTGGGAATCGTCCAAGCTCAAAAAGGAATTCTCTCGCAATCCTTCGAAGCGTTTCGTATCTCTGGAATTAGAAGTGTCGGAATTCCGGACTCCAGGGTCTTTTACGAATCGTGCCGCGTATCAATGGTCCTGCTCGATCGTGACAGACGGTTCTCTGCATCGGGATACCGCCGTAGAGATCAATACCTCTCCGGCAAACGGTGACCTCCTTCTGAATCAACTCTCCGATCTGGGAGAGGCTATCAGGAATAACGGAGGTAGCTGTTACTCCGATGCAGGAATGCATTGCCACATTGACGCGAGAGATTTCAGATGGTACGACATGAGGCGATTGATCTTTCTCTACGAGAAGATCGAATTGGCCTTGTATTCCATCGTTCCGCAATGGCGCAGAGGAAATTCCTACTGCTCTCCATGCGGGAAGTATCTCGCAGACGCATTGCGAAAGACGGGCGCGGTTCCGAAGGAATCCAAAAAGGGAATCATCGGTGCCCTCTACGGCGAAGGATTCACCGGCGATGACGCCGAGCCGACAGAGGTTTTAACCGATCGATACCGCCACGGGAAAGCGCAAAAGGGAATGTCCGACAGATACCGGGGATTGAATCTCGATTCATGGGTTTACCGTGGGACAGTCGAGTGTCGTATTCACCAGGGTTCGACACGCCCCGAGAGAATGCAGGCATGGGCAATGATGTGGGCGGCAATTTTAGATTACGCCATGAAAACCCCCGAGCGGGAAATCATCGCCCTGTCTGGAACCCCTCTGGATATCCTTCGATCCGTTCCGATGCCCTCCCTCTCTCTGGAATACATCAATGATCGGACCTCACGATTCGGCGTAGCGAAGAATTTCCGGTTCCCGGAACCTCCCGAGGATTCGGGAGAGGACGAAGAACCGGCGGATTCCTACGAAGAACCGGAGGAACCGGAACCGCCGGAGAACGAATCTCTGAGAGATTACGCGGCGCGAACCGGATGCAATTGCGGAGTCTGCAATGAGGCGAGACAACAGGCCAACCAACAGAGAGAGAGGGGATTCTAATGTGCGGATTGTACGGAATACAGGGGTTCGAGAAATCGTCCTCCAGGTCGCAGCGTTCTGCGCTGCTCGCCATCCTGATTCGGGAAATGGAGGATCGGGGCGATCAATCGTGGGGATACCACGTTCCGGGAGGTGAGACCAAACGGGGCGTAGGAAATCCTACGATTGGAGTCAATGCGGCAGAACTCTCCAAACATGGGGCGGTTCTGGGACACACTCGCCAAGCCACTACGGGCGCGGTCACGGAGGAAAATTCCCATCCGTTCTACATCGAAGGTCCGGAATGCAACGTGATCGGGGCGCACAATGGGATCATCTGGAACGATGACGAATTAAACCGGAAGTATTCAATCGATCTTCCGGTGGACTCCATGCATATCTTCTGGCAGATCGCAAACGGAAAGGATTGCTCCGATATCGAGGGATACGGCGCGATTACCTACATCCGTTCCGACGAACCGCAGAGGGTTTACATGGCGAGATGGGGTCGTGGTGACCTCTACATCGCGGGAATCTTCAATGATCCGAAAGACACGAAGGTCTGCAATGGCGTCGTCTGGGCATCTACCAGGGACGCGATTGACATGGCGTGCGGATTGGCGGGGATTGCCGATCATGGGTTCTACACCGTCAAGCAAAGGCGCCTCTATTACGTCGAGGATGGAACCCTCTTTCATTCAAAGATGAAGGTCAAACTGAAAGAGGCGAACGCTTCCAGCTATTCCGGTTCCTACGGATGGGATGGTCGCGTCGATGAGGACGTTTTCACGGGGAAACACGGTGGATATTGGATCAAGGATCGATCCGGCAAATGGGTTAATTACGCCGGAGAATCCAAGGACGCCGTTCCTGCGAAAGCGTATCTCGATTACAAGGAACACGGCGGTACGTTCAACTACGGGGATTGGCAGCGGTTCGGAAAGCCGGTTCGCCCGTTGACCGCCGTTCCTACGCCGAAGGAAGTCGAGCAGGCTATCCAATCGGGGAAATGGGACGAAGCCGACGAGCTTGAATTCCAGACTTCCGAAGCCCAGGCCGTTCTGAAAGGTTCCGGTTCTCCCGTCTGCGATCGGTGCGATATGCCGATTGGCGCGGGAGACGGCTGGACTCCATACCAGAACATGATCATCTGCGACTCGTGTCTGGGGAGGGAAACGGCGATCTCATGAAGGTAAAAAACAATTGGAAGGTGATCGCCAAAGCCAGGGCGAAGCGAATCGACAGGCTTCTGGCAGAGAAGCGGAAAGGAGGAAAGAAAAAGTAGCGGGCGGGAGGCGGGGAGAAATCCCCGCCTCTTTCCTTTTCCGCAGGATTTCCGCCGGTGGTAGCACAACCACCAGGCGGCGGTGGCACCACCACCACCGGCCCCCGCCCCGCCGGGGCGCCGGAAATTTTGCAACGCAAGGACGTAACGCAAGGACAAATCGCAACGCAAGGAGGAATCGAATGGAAACAGCAGATCGTGACAACGCAAGGATTCTCGCGGGCGAGCTTACGGCGGCGGTCAAGGCGGTCCTGTCAGCCCACGGGCTGACGACCACCAAGACCCGCATGAAGTACGGCGACGGCGGATTCAATTGGGCAGTCGAGATCGGAATCCCGGACAAGGGGGGCGTGGGAACCGAGAGGGACCGCGCCCTCTGGAACGCAAGCTGCCGGTACATTCATCTGGGCTCGGGCTACTCCTTCGAAGGCCCCTTCCGCCCGGAACACTTCGGCATGACCTTCATGGAGTCGGGGCGCGGGTGGACCGTGACCGGAATGTCGCCCCGCTCGGAGAAGTACCCGATCAACGTCAAGCGGGACGACGGCAAGGGCTTCCGGATGCCCGCCCAGAAGGTCGCCCTCGCCCTGAAGCTCGACCTCTCCCCCTACGTCCAGAGGGTCAAGGTCTCCGACCACCTCTTGGGCGGGAAGAAGGCGTAGCACGAGAAATGTCTTGACAAAGCATGGAGTGTGTAGTATGAATATCTTACCGATGGTGATGCCGTGAGCGCCCCCGCCATCCCGCCCCGGATCGCTGCGCGAGCGCGAGACTGCATGGGCGATTTCGAGGACATCGCGGCGTTCAACAGCAAGACGTTCAAGCTCGGTGAGGAGATCATCGCCGCCGCGCTTCTGGCGGTCGAGCGGGAGACGCGGGAGGCGGACTGCGCGGCGGTGTGCTTGCATTGTCGTGAAGGGCTGTATTCAGTCCATTCCGCAAACTGCAACGCGATCCGCGCCGCCGCCGAGAAGGAGGAACCGTGAAGCGATACTCGCTCGTGGGCGTAGCTATCGCATTCTTAAGTGGCGTGTGGGTAGGGATGTTGCTGATAGCCCTGCTTTCGAGCGTGACCCCATGACGCACACCTGCCATTGGCCGGGGTGCGGCAAGCCGGTTCCGCCCGCGATGTGGGGTTGCAGACCGCATTGGTTCCGTCTGCCGAAGCATCTCCGTGACTTGATTTGGGTGACCTACGTTCCGGGGCAGGAGATCACGAAAACGCCGAGTTCCGAATACATCACGGCAGCGAAAGCGGTGCAGGAGTGGATTGCCGCCGATTCCGTCGCGCCTGACGGGGAGAAGGAGAACGCGAAATGAAAAAGGAAACTCGCGCCCAAAATCAGGAACCCGCCGTGTCATGGGGGCCGCCTATGGTCGATACCGATTGGCGGCGCGTGGCCGTCGAACGGCTACGAGTGATTCACAATTTGGTGGCGCGTCTGGGTTCGGCGGAAAAACAGCGGGACGAAATGTTTCTCGCTCTGGCCGATCTTCGGGACGCGATCCGAAACGGGGAAGATACGACAAAACCGAAACCGCCGTGCGATCCGGCGGTGGCGAAATGACCGACGAATCGAAACCGAAAGTGGAACCGTGGATGCGGGAGGCGTGCGAAGCATTGGGTCTCGGCAATCCGCTGACGGGCCATGATTCAACTTGCGAGGACTGCGAGATCATCGCGTCGGCCTTCGCCCGTTCGCGCCCCGCCGTGGCTGCGGGGGACGCGCTCGGCGAAAGAAAGGAAGGATAAATGTCCTGGAAGAAAGTGGTGCCCCGGGGTCCAAGTCCGCTGCGGGGCAGCAAGAGCCCGTCCGCAAAGATCGGGCCGACGGACGCTTTGATGATCTACGACGCGATCAACGCGGGGTTCTCTCCCACCAACGTCGCCGCAGCGTTTGGAATCTCCAAACAAACAGCGGTGGATATTGCTCTGGGCGCCAGGTGGGGATGGTTGACGGAGGCCGCATCTGCCCATCGCAGCAAAATGAGGGCGATCCGCGAGAAGGTCTTACGGAGAGCCCGGGCGTGATCGGGGAGATTTATACCCTCACGGACGAAGAGTTCACGAAGGTCAAGGCGTTCGCACGAGCCGTCGATGACGCCAATAAGCGTGACGGGCTGGCGGGGAATGGAACCTACGGGATTGAGACAACCCTCGCGATGAACGAACGCGGATGGCTCGGAGAGTTTGCGTGCAGGAAGATTCTCGGAATTCCGGTAGGTGATGAGTTCTTCGTTGTTCATCCCCGTAGGGCGGCGGACGATAACCACGATTTCTCCTATCGCGGCAAGACGTTTGATTCGAAGTCCATCAGGCATCGGTGGCACCGTCTGATCGTTCAGGAGTGGAAGATCAGGAAGCATTGGCCCGACGGTTTTGCGCTCGTCATGGGTGACGGATGGGGACCGTACAGTTTTCGGGGATTCATGGCAGCCGGTGAACTCTTCCAGCCGTGGCGCGTGAAGGACCTGGGGTATGGCCGGGATTTCTGCGCCGACCAAGAAGAAATGCGCGAGTTCGATGAAATCTGGAAAGAAAGGAGTGGGTAATGAGCCAGGAACAAAGGGATGCCGCAAGGCTCGCGGCCAATCTGACGCAAGCCGGATTCGACGTTCGCTACGGAGCAAAGAATCACTATCTGGCCAGGGTCAACGGTGGCGTGGTCTCGTGGGCAGCCAGCCCGTCGGACTGGAGGTGGGTCCAGAACACGGCATCGCGGTTAAAGAAACTCGGAGTGAAGATCACGAAATCGCTGGACGTGGAAAATGGCTGACGATCACACGTTCATCGCATTCCTGGTCGGGGGATTCGCCCTCGGGGCGTTTCTCTTCTCCAAGCTCCGGTACAGCAGGAAACCGCGCCCAACGGACGAATTCACCATCCTTGGCAGGAGCGTGGGAAGTTGGGACTACCGCCGAATGCGGAGAATCGTAGAGAGGATGGAAATTGGAGAAGATTGATCTCGCGACCCTCTCGACCTACGAACTGAAGATTCTGGACCATTCGCCGGGGGACATGATCGCGATCGTCGGAACGACCGACCGTCAGGTTCTCACCGAACGAAAGCTCTCGGAAGCCTTCATCGCGCTCTACCTCTCGGCAGCCGAGAAGTACGAGGTGGCGATGCGGGAAAAGCAGAAGAAGCTGGAGGCCAAGCGAATCGCCAAGGCAGAGGCACGGGAGGCTTCCATCGCAGAGATCAGAAAGAAGATGGGGTGGAAATGACCGACTTCGTGATGCGCCCGTCTTTCATCAAGAGCGCGATGCTCTGCCAGATGCGGGCGTACTACTTCTACGTCGAGAAGTTGAGGCTTCCTCCGGGGATCGCCACGGAATTCGGCTCTGCCGTCCACCGGACGATCTTGGAAAGGGATCAGAAGGTCAAGATTCGGACCGGCTCCTATGAGCCGATCGAGAAGCTGAAGGAATGCCTATACGACGACCTGGAGCAGTCGTCCCGCGTGGTCAACCCGGACGATCCGGAAATCCTCGATCTCGGGGGTGTCGCCAAGGCGTTCGGGGTCTATTCCGATACGGGAATGTCGATGCTCGACAAGTACAACGAGAACCGGGACCTTCTCTCTGGCCGCGCCGTCGAAACCGAGATCATCGGGGAATTGGGCGGCGTGACCGTGATCGGGCATCTCGACGTGGACGTCTCGGACAACCGGATTCTCGATCTCAAGACTCGTGACCTGACCCGCCGGGGCTCCCGGCGCCGTACCCCGGAACAGGTCCATACGGACTATCAGTATTCGACCTACGCGGCGTTGAAGGCCCAGAAAACGGGCGAGCAGGACCAATTCGTGGACGAGGTGAATGCCTACAAGAAGAACCCCGTTCCCGATTTCGAGGTGGTCAAGTCGTGGCGCGGAGAACGCCAGCACGAGGTCCTGGAGTCGGTCGTCGCCAATCTCTCGGAGGTATTCAAGCAGGGGTTGATGCTGCCCGTGGACAAGGGTTCTACCAACGGGTGGGTCTGCTCCCAGAAGTGGTGCGGCGCATGGGAATCGGTTTGTCCCTACGGCAAGCGTTCCCAGGTGTCGGTGGCATTGGAGGAAAGGTGAGGGTTCTCGTAGCGTGTGAATTCTCGGGAATCGTCAGGGACGCCTTCATCGCCCGGGGGCATGAAGCCGTTTCCTGCGATCTCGTGCCCTCGGAAAGGCCGGGGCCGCACATCGTTGGGGACGTGTGCGAAATCCTTGAGGACGGATGGGACATGATGATCGCCCATCCTCCATGCACTTATCTCGCGTCGTCGGGACTCCATTGGAACACCCGGATTCCCGGGCGGGAAGAGAGGACCCATGAGTCGATGCTTTTTATCTTCAACCTCATGGGGGTGGGGTCAATCGCGCACCGGATTCCGAAGATCGCTCTCGAAAATCCGATCGGAAGAATCTCGACGGCGTACCGGAGGCCCGACCAGATCATCCACCCGTGGCAATTTGGTGAGGATGCGAGCAAGGCGACGTGTCTCTGGCTAAAGGGTCTGCCGTTGCTTGAGCCGACCAACGAGCTTCCGGGTGGCAGGAAAGCGAGAAGGGCAAACCAGACCCCTTCGGGACAAAACAAGCTCGGCCCGAGTCCGACGAGGGCTGCCGACCGAGCCAGAACGTATCCCGGCATCGCAAACGCGATGGCCGACCAATGGGGAGGATCATGAAGAAAAAGGGACCCCGCAAATTGAGAGAAGCCGGAATCACTCCGCAACCGGAGGCCGCGCCCCCGCCGTCCCCCGTCCCGGTGGAAGAGGTGATCGCCCAGACCATGAGGGGGATGGGGGGCATCTTGGGGGCATACGCCGAAGGCTGGAAGATTCTGAAAATGAGGCTGGACGAAACGGATCGCCACGTCAAGATGGTCGAGGATCACCTGACCGCGATCCAGGAGGAAATGAATGGAAAGCGAATCATTGTCCCGGGTTCCTGAAGCGCAGGAACTCATGAAGGAGGCCGATGCGACCTCCGATCTCGGGAGCCGGATCAACGCCCTGATGATCCTGGTGGGGTCGATTCCCAAGGATGCGGAAAACGACTTCCATCACTACTCCTACACGTCCGCCGAGGCCGTGCTGGAGAAGGTCCAGAACGGCCTGTCGAAGCTGGAGCTTGTCGTTACGCCGCGCTGGAAGATTCTGGAGTGGCACGGGGACGTCGTTGTCGTCCACGTCACGATCATCATCCGGTGCGCCGGGAGTCTGCGCGACACCCTGATGTTCGAAGGGATGGGATCGGGCACCGACAAGGGCGACAAGGCCGTCATGAAGGCGTGTACGGCGGCGTACAAGTACGCGTGGAGGGACTTCCTCTGCATCCCCTTCGGGGACAACCCGGAGGCCGATGCTTCGACGGATCGTCCGCAGACCACGGCGGCGGCGCCGCGCATGGCTCCCCGGCCTCCGGCCAACCCGAAGCCCGAGAGCGCGTGGACGAAGCCGGGACAGGAGCCGCTGAACCCCCCGATGGACGACAAGCTCCCCGGGGAGGAATCGGACCAGTTCTTTACTTCCAACTCCGGTCATCAGTTCCGGGTTCCCTACTGCGAATGCGGTGAGCTTGCCGCGCCGTGGGTGAAGGACGGGAAGTTCATGGCTCGGTTCTACTGCGCCAAGAAGAAGGGCGATCCTACCAAGTGCGAGTTCCGCAAGGACGTCTGATGAAAAACGAAGGATTGAGGCTCGTCATCATGGGGCTGGCCGTCGTCCTCTTGAGCATCTTCATGTGGGGGATGTTCATTCTGGCGCTGAAGGTGTGGATTCTGAAGTGAGCGAACACGGGGAACAGGTCGCATTCAACACGTTCCTGGAGAGGTTCGGGAAAACGATCGGGGTGGAGAATTTCTTCTCCATCCCGAACGCCGCCAAGCGTAGCTACGCCACGGCGAGATATTTCAAAAAGGAGGGCATGAAGAAGGGGGTTCCCGACTTCTTCATCGCCCACCCCAAGGGGCCGTATGGCGGCCTCTTCATCGAGTTCAAATTCGGGAGGGGAAGGCAGACCCCCGAGCAGATCGAGTGGCAGAGGCGCCTCGCGTATGAATACGGATACGCCTTGGTCCACTCCTGCGCGGAGGCCATTGAGGACACGAAGAAATACATGAAAGGAGAAGTCTGATGCCCGCTGTCCAAAGGCGCGAGCCAAGGAACTACGATTCCCGGATCGAGGCCGCGCTGGTCGCCATGTTCAAGACTCCGGAATTCATCCGGGTCACGCAGATCATCAGGAATTGCGGCGATGACGTCGGGGCCGCCAATTTCGCCACCAAGCGGTTCGCGTACCGCCTGGAGGGATTCATTCAGGACGTCAAGAGGAAGGGATGAACAGATTTGAGGAAAGGAAGAGCAAGGGTATGTGTACCCGATGCGGGGCGCATCCCGCTCTCGGGAGGATCAACCTCTGCCTTTCCTGCCAGCACTACATGGCCAAGTACCAACGGAGAAAGTACATGGAGGCCACCCTGAAACACGTTTGCCCGCGATGCGGGAGAAAGTTGAAGGACTGATGAACGTCGAAATCGTCGCCGGAATCGCGATCGGATCGGTGCTGGTGACCGCCTACAACCTGGCCGAGACCTGGATTCTGAAGCGAAGGTGCGACAAGCACATTTCGAAAACCGAGAAGATCGAGGTCTTGGACTACCTGTCCCTGCCCTCCCGGATGGCCAAGCTGGAGCGGGACAGGATCGTGGACTCTCCGAAGAATTGGGAGGGGCGCATCGGCTCCCGGGATCAATGGATCGGGATGCTCGTGAGGTTCGTCAAGCAGACCAATCCCGCGTGGTACGCAAAGGAAATGTCGATGCAGCCGCAGGGAGAGTACGACGCCAAGAACGCCATCTTCACCCCTCTGGGCGGGTCCTTGGGACAGGAAATCTTCAAGGACATCGAGGCCCGGGCCAACAGGGGCATCCCGGAAGCCCCGGGCTGCGCTCCGGAGAGGCCCGCCTTCCTCTCCGACGCCGAGAAGGACGAGATCAGGACGCCCGGAATCGGGCTCGATGGAGTGGTGAAGATTCTGGACAGGAAGTAACCGATGGCGTGTGACAACAAGGCTTGCCACTACTGCAATCGCTGCCTGATCTGCGGCTCGGACAAGGAACTCCAGCAGCACGTTTACGCAGGGATCAACGACAACACCTTCATCTGCTCGCCGTGCGCTCAAGCCTTGGGGACATGGGATCGCGGGGAGTACCAGACCAAGGGCAGGGAGGAATTCCGGGCGAAGGTGGTCGCCATGCTCTTGAGCTTGGATCACCCGCACATGGCCGAAAGGGTCAAGGAACTCGACAGGGGAATCCGGTGGGCTGCCGATCTTGTCCCGGGGAGATTCTGACTATTATTTGCACAAGTGGTAAAACGGGTGCAAAATAGTGGCACCCCCATCTGGGGAGAACTGGCGGTCACCTTGGAAAGTCCCCGCCAGCCTCTCCCGCGATGGTTCCGGGTGGGGTTTGATATATCGGCCCGGGGGGATGGCCCCCGGGCCATCCTTACAGGATTTTCACGAGTCCAAGAGCGACCAGCTCCGGAATCGCATCGTTTGCACGTCTTGCGCCGTCGATGGCGCGATAGCTCTTGTTGGGAACCCGGATTTTCTCCGCGATTCGGTATGCCGCTCGTGCGGCGTCAGCCGGGGAATCTCCTGCCCCCATCGCAATACCAACGATACCACTCGTCCCGGCGCAGACCAGTCGCCCGCCGTCGTAACAGGCATCATAGAGGTAGAAGTCCTCTCTTACGGACTCCCACCCATCAATGGGAACCCCGTAGGCCGTCTCGTAAACTTTCTCGGAGAGATCGTCTGACTTACTTTCGAAAGGATAAGGTGGAATATGGACCCTGACTCCAACCAGGTACTTCCCTTTCCGACTCGCGACGTCACCTTCGAATTCCTCTACGTCTGCCCCACGGAGGGCGGCAAGTACCGCATCACCGTAACGGGGACCCCCGCCCCAAACGAGCGTGGGCGTAGCGTCGTATCCCGGACGCGGCGTGAATTCGAGCGCGTGAGGGATTCCGTCGCGATCTACGATCGTGTTCGTATCGATCTGGCCAACGTACCCACGATCCTTCAGGAGTTGGCCAAGAGGTTGAAGAGCAATCTGGAAGAGCCGGGACGTCGGCGAAATCCTCGCCACGGTGTTGAACGCACACCCGACGGAGGGACCGAGATTCCCTGACGCGAACTTCTTTTCCTCGATGGTGATGTTGGGATAGGTCCAGGCTGATCCGTTCCACCACGCCTCGATGGAGACCTCGATCCCCTCGACAAACCTCTGGAGGATGCCGGTCCAGGCCCCCGGGAGAAGGCCGTCATCAATCCAATGGGAAACCTGATCCTCGCATTGTTCGGAGTCGGTGGCGCAGAAGGAAAACGACGTTCCAGCGCCGCCCTCTCCGGACACCTTGATGACCACCTTCTCCTTCTTGGAGAACTCGGCCTTGAGAACCGATTTCACGTCCCCGATCGAGGAAACCTCGAAAGTCTCGGGGACGGGAATTCCGTTCTCGGCAAAGACCTTCTGCCCGTAGAGGCGGTCGTACTCGATCGCTTCGGCAAACGTACCGCCGCACCAGACCGGAAGTCCACGCTCCCGCCAGCGGTCAGCCATGTACCCCTTGCCGTTGTCGTCAAAGACGATCGCGTCGGCCTGTCCTGCGAAGGATTCCGGGTCGTCGGTCTTGAACACGATCCCGTCGCCCGCCTTGGTGGGTTGGGGATTCCACATGACGACGTTGTGCCCGGAGGCCCGAAGGTTTTCGAGAAGCATCAGGGATTCGCCGCACGGAGAGACGAGCAGGAAATTGCTCATTCCTTGGGTTCTGCCGCTGCCGTTTTGGAATCCTGGAACTGCCGATAGAGCTTCCCCTCTTTCATGACGAGATCAATCGACCGGAACATCAGGCTGACGGCCTTCGACGGGGTTTTCTCGGCCATGTACGCCCCCTCCAAGAGCAGCTTCGTGGCGGCGGGATCAAAGGCGATTTTCGCGAGAACCGGCCCCGTCATCTGGGTCGAGATCATGAAGGGAATCGACTTGAAGCGCATCAGGGCCATCGACATTGCCGAGCGGAACATCATCGACGCCGTGTGCTGCTCCGCGAGCGTTCCGGCGATCCCGGGATTGACGACCTTCCTGCCCTTCTGCATGACGAAGGCAATGTCCCGGAGGTCCTTCAGGTATGTCTCCGCCTCCTTGGAACCCCCGAACATGGTCCTCGCGAATTCCGGCGTCATTTTCTTCAGATTGTCCTGCATCAGGTCAATCGACATTCTTGTGGGTTCGTCGCCGCCCGTGATGTGATGGGCCACCCACCGGAGACGAAGCGCATCCTCGGCCTTCTTGCTTCCCTCGATACCGCCGCTCATTCTCGGGTCCCTCATGACCTCAAGAACCTTGGACAGCTTTGTGGATTCCCTCGGGCCGATTGACTCTGCCACCGCCTCCGGGGCGGACGTCACCACGCTGCGATACAGGCTGTCCTCAAAGATAGACTTGCCCTTCTCCCAGAATGAACGGGCCTCTTTCCACGATGAAAGAACGCCCCCGCCAGCCTTATTGGCCGCGCCCTCCATGAGTTCGGTAACGCTCTTCTGAATCCTTTTGGCGGCAGCCATAGACGTCCCGGGCATATTGGCGTCAATCGCATCGTTGAGCCATTGGCGAAAGTTGTCGGCGATGTGCCACGGAATTTCTGGAGGTGAGGTTTTCTTTGCGGTAGTTTTCTCGATGAGGGGCTTGCCACTCTTATCGACAAATGTCGGGCCAACGCTTCTGGCCTCTGCGATATCTCCACGGATCGACTCAATGGCGTTTTCCATCCTGGGGTCGAGGTTGCCGATCTTGTGGAAGTATTCCTGGAAATCGTTGACTTCCTTTTCGATATCGTCAACGACCGGCATCATGCCTTTGCGAGGGATCGTGATTTTGGCTTGGGAAGCCACGTCACGGTTGGTTTTGTAGAGAGTTCTCGCTGCGTTGGAAAAGTTCTCTTCCCCCTTTGTCAGAACGTCCTGAACCATTTCCCCGGTGGCTTGACCCTCCTTGAGCGCCCCGAGCGGAGCGCGAATTTCATCCAAGAGAGAGATCACGCGGTCGGTAGTTTTCTTCTCTGCGGCAACGGCAATGTCTTTCGAGAGGGGCTGCGACGTCGCGACTCTCTGGATCAGCTTGGGCATCGTCCCTTGCGTGATCTCGGCGTGGGACAATGGAATTTTCTTCGTTTCGGCAATCTCAAGAGCCCTTGCCGCCTCTGGGTTTTCGAGAGCCCTCTGACCAGCTTGCGCGACCTTCGAAACCGCCACGTTACGAATACCGGCGACTGCATGACCGAAGGCTTTGGCAACCCCGGAAAAGACCAACTGATGCCACGCCTCCGTGTACATCGAATGACCAATTTCCTTCGCCGTCATCTTCTTCTCGCCCGGGAACTGGAGATCGAACACGTTGTCGATCAATCGCCGCGCACCCTCCAGGGCGCCGCCAGCGAGACCGGCAACAATAGGAACGTCAGACAGGAACATCGCCTGATCTGGAAGTGCCGACGTGGCTCCACGGGCGAGCCCCTTGATGACCGACGGCTTGGTCGCAGCAATCGCCCTACCCTCCTGTTGGGCAATGGGCGCACCGAAAATCGGGCCACCGGAGGGATCGCCGCCCTCGGGCAGCTTCTCTCCGAATACGGGCTCGTTACTCGACTGCGGCAACGGGGCGACCTCCCTTGATCGTGACCTTCTTGTATTTCTTGCCCTTCCACTCGACCGGATAATCTCCGTCGGGCATGGTTGACGCCTTCTTCAAAAACACCGAATCCTGGAGTTCCTTCGGGACGGCGGATGTATCGAAACCACCACCGGCATCTGGTTCCGTGTACTTTTTCACCAAGGCGTCATGCCTCGCCAGCACCCCGGGGGCATCGCCACCGAGAACAGCCTTCATCTGGGGCGGCTTCCAGTCGATGTTCGGGTTGCTATCCACGACGGCCTGACGCTCGCGGCGCTTGAAGTCGTCCAAGGCGTCCATGATTCCGAGGTTGGCCTTCTCGCTCTTGGTCGCCTGCTCAAGGACGTTTGAGAGGTTCTTGTACTCGGTCGGGTTCCAGAACCTCGCGCCACCGTCAATCAGTTGGCGGGTGGCGTTCAGGTTGATGAAGAACTGCGCCCGCATCTTGTTCTCTTCCTCGGAGAGGAATGAGCCACCAAATACGCCGCGCACGCTGCCGATGATTGGCCCAACTCGATCTCCCATCTTCTTCAACTGCCCGCGCAGGGTGTTGATCGAATCCTCAACCTCGTTCATCGCCTGGAGCTTGGGAATCTCCTTCGTGAATTCCTGCTGCCCCAACTTCGATGCCTGTTTTTCCTCGGCGAGATCGCGCAGCTTGTCGCGCTCCTGGAGAGTCTTGTCGAGTCGGGCCATCGCCTGCTCGGCCTGGAACCTCGCGATCTTCTCCCTCTCGTCATAGCCCTTCTGGAGACGTTCGTCGCGGTGCAGTTCCCTCTGATCGTGGACGTCCTTGATTTGCTGCTGCGACTGCATCAGGGCGTCCGAGTAGGATTTAATGTCCCCTTCGGGAATCCCGAGAGAGCGACCCTCGATCGCGAATCCTTCGGGGCTGAACCCTCCGGTAGTAGCGTGGGAGTACCCTTGGGCAATAAATTTCCCGCGCTCCTTGCGCTTGTTGTCCTCCGCGATCCGATCTTCCTTCCTCTGGGCGAGTTCGGCGCCGCGCTCCAGCCGGTTCTCCCGGGCGTAGTCCGAGTAGAACTTCGACATATCCTGGTAAGTGCGAACCTCCGCGCCGACGATCCCGGCTTCGTCTCCGAGAAGCTGATTGCGCTCCGCCTCAAGCTGCGCGGGCTGCGGGTTCAGACGGATCGCGGCCTCCCCGAGGCCCCGGGTGATGGGGTTGGGGTCGTTGTGGGCGAGAGACCCCGCGATGGTCGCGAGCGTGTTCGCGAAGGGATGCCGACGCGCTTGGGCGATCTCGGCGGTTTTCTGCATGATCTGCTTTTCGTAAACGTCCTGAATCTGATGGAATTTCCCGGCTGCCTCGACCATCTTGTTGAGGTAGGGGATCGGGACATTCTCCAGATGGGCCATCCCGGTCTGACTATCCGTCGTGACGTTGATTTTCGCCTGGTCCTCGGCGTCCTTTTGGGCCTCCACGCGACGGGTGAAATAGTCGATGATCGGGGTCATCGCCTCGCTGGCACCTTGACGGAAGGCGTCCGCCTCGTTCTGCGCCGGAGGCTGCACCATTCCGCCGAGAGAGAATCCCTGGTCAGGCATTAGTACGGCCCCATGTTGAAGGCCGACGCGGCCCCGGACGTCGCCGCCGCCGCTTGCTGGTCGGTATAAATATTCGGGGCGATCGTGGAGATATCAGAGCCGGAGAATTGCGTTGCCGAGAGCGGCGCAATCGAGAGCTTGTTCGGGGCGGTGGTGGGCTGCGTCAGTCCGCCGTAAACCGCCGCACCGGCAGCCCCCACTCCCAGAGCCTCCGAGAGCTTTGGATTCTTCGGAACCAGGGAGAGAGCCTGAATACCGAGCGCCCCCGCCTGCGAAGAAAGTCCGGTGGTCCGGAGACCGTGACCCGCGAGCGTCGAGTGCAACTTGTTGATCTCGTCCAACGCGTCGGTGACCCTCTGGCCAGCGACGGACGATGTTCCGATCGCCTTCGCGGCTTCGCGATTTTCGATATCCCTGGTCGCCCCGAGAAGGGTGCTACCGACCGGACGGCTCGCGGCTCCTTCCAGGACGTCCGTTTCCTTTGCCGCGATATCCTGCTCCATCCTGTTGTCGGATTGGTCGAAGGCCAGCTCTCCAAGTCCGTATTCAAGCCCACCGCCAAGGGCACGGCTCCCCGTCTGAAACTGACGCGCCGAGAGCTTCCGATTGAGATCGGTGGCCTGTTGCGACTGTTTGGTTGAGCCGCCCATTACCCACCGCCAGCGTAGTAGCCGATGCCGCCACCGATCAGCGCGCCCGCCAGAACGGAAAGACCGTAGGTGGCACCGGCATAGGGAGCACCCAACGCGGCACCAGATGCGGCACCAGAGATCGCGCCGCCCGTGGGATTGGAGGTGTTCAGGCGAGCGGCGTTCAGGGCATCATTCTGGAATCCGAACGCCCCTCCAACGCCCCCTTCTCCGACTCCGAGAATCGAGGAAAGGTCAAAATCCCTCTGCGACATGGCGGCGTCGGTCTCCTGCTGCGCCAAGCCGCGCATCGTTCCCCGACGATTCTTCTCCAGCGAGAAGAGGATTTCATCGCTGGCGGATTTCGTGGCGCCGGGGTCCATGCGGCTACCGCCCTGCTTGGCGATCTGCTCGACCGTGGCGGTGGAGGATTTGGCCGCGCCAGCGTAAGCCTTGTTGGTGTCGCTTCGGATTTCCTTGAACGCGCTGGTGATCGACGCGGGTTCGGAGCCCGGGGCACCCAAGTCCTGAACGAATCCCGAAAGCGAAGCCAGGATCGAGGGCTCTGCCATGTTGTACAGGGCTGTCTCTTCCTGCGCCTGTTGGGCGGCGATCTTGCCCGCGTCTTTCTGACCGCCGGTTTGGCCCATCAGGACTCCTTCAAAGTCAGAGCTTCCAGCATCTTACGGTACTGTTCAGAAATTGTCGAATCGAGCGTCTCCCGAAGATCGTCGTTGCCCTTGGTCGTCGCGAGCAATCCGACCAGAAGCTCCAATGATCTCCGCGAGATCGCCACGTCCAAGAAAGTCTTGCAGGAGATCGTGATCGAGCAGCCCCAGAGGTTCGAATCCTGGAAATCGACCAGACCGGATGACGAGGAAAACCGAAGGTCCGAGCCGTGGAGCGAGAGGTTGAAGGTCATCCCATCCACGATCGCATCGGAGAAATTCGTGTATTCCGCCCGACCCTCGCTCATAAGGCAGTTCTTGAAATACGCCGTCCGGAAGTTGGCCAGGTCCATCGTGCAGCCGATGAAGGAGCAGTCCTCGAAACGGCAGATCGTGAAGTTGGTGCCCGAGAGGTCGCATTCCCTGAAGCTCGTCCGGACGAAGGTAGAGTTTGAGAAATCGGCTTGGGCGATCTCGGACTCGTAGAACACGACGTCGGTGAAAGTCGAGCGGAAGAGCATCCCGCAGCGAAAGTCGCCCTTGACGGCCTCGTCCTCGTAGATGCCGCCCATCAGGTGGCGCCGGTCGCGGGATCGGAGCTTATTCAATGAACTTCGCGAATGCGTGGGTGTCCACGCACTCGTCCTTGAAATCTTCCGCGAGCCTACGGACGATCTGCTCTGCGGTCGGAAAAACGTCGGGCGACGTAGAACGGAAGGACTTTTTTCCGTGATGGAATTGCCTGGCCCAGGTGCCGTGGTAGAGCATGACCAGCTCGAAATCGCAGAGACCATGCGTGACGATCTTGAAGTCGGAGATCGTGACCTTTCGATGACAAACGTCCAGCTCCTTGCCTTCGTAGGCTCGGTATTGCTCGTCGTTGGCGTCAACCGTATCCATCGTTTTCTGCCAGTTCTCGATCAGCTTGTCGTGGTCAAAGGTGTCGGCATTCTCCGGGGGAATGAACACGGTGACGGGATGCTCACGCTTGCCGCGCACGGCAAACGAGACGGCCATGTGCGGTCGCCCCTTGTGCATCAGCACGCGGCGGTCGCTACGGAACTTGGTGTCCATAATCCTTGTTGTGGGAGACGACCCCGTTGGCGCAGTAAACGTGGTCGGTCTCAAGGGTCAGCATGAAAACGAAGCCGTTGGCGTTGGTCGCCTGGAACACGGCCTTGACGGTCTCGGCCCGGAGAACCCCGTGCCGATAGACCATGATCTTGTCGTTGGGCCGGATTTCCCTGATCCGTTTGAAGCGATTCCAGAATCGGCCCTTCATCAGGATCGGGTGATCGCGGGACGCCTGGAGGTTGGTCCCCGCGTCCGTCGAGATCGACCAGATTTCAGAGCAGGGATACTCCTTGTTCTGGACGACCTTGGTCACCCTCTTCGTGATGGGGGACCAGATCATGTCGCCCGGGGCAACGACGTCGATCGGGAAGGTCCCGTCGATCGTCTCGACCAGCGTCCCGGAGAGGGGGCATTGCCCGCCGTCGGGAGGGGGGTTTCCCCCGCCCCCGGTCCCGGGACCTCCGGGAGAATCCTGGTCCCGCACCGTCGCCGTCCAGCTCGCCACTTCGATTCCTCCGTTGACCATCGGCTGCTTGATCCGGATCATCCCGGATGCGGCGCCGCCGACCTGATTCTTCAACCCGATCGCGAATCGGACGTGATCGTAGGTGTTGGTCGCGAGGATTCCGTAGCCGACGATCCTGACGTAGTTGACGGGATTCCCGCCCGTTCCCACGTTGCCCAGGATCGACCCGGGGAAGTAGGCGATGATGTACGACCCGCCGATCTGGACGCCGCCCGAGACCTCCGCGATCCCGAGCGCGATCGACTCCGAGGGGGCGTTGCCCACCCCGTCGTACCCGATGAAAACCGACGAGACGAGACTTTCATCGACCACGAAAACCGACCGGGGAGAATCGTTGAAAATTCGTACAAAATCATTGATGGCAGCGGAGGTGTTCGCGAAGATATCCACCTCGCCGGTCCGGTTCGTGCCGTCAGAAACGAATTGGGGGACCGTTCCGACCGTCCCCGCCGAGTCGTTGTCCCACTTCCCGTAGGCGTCCCCATTGGCGTTGTTGGGAGCGCCCCTCGTTTGGTTCGCCGGGGCAACGGCAGCGGACGCGACCGTGACATTCGAAAAGAACTGGCAGTTCCAGAAGCAGTTGAAGATGTTGTCCCGGTAGGTGGCCCCGGGGTGGGTATCCGTGCCATCCACGCCGCGCAGGATCATGACCCCCGTCGTCTCCGGGTGAAGTGAGCGCATCCCCATCAGATTTACCGTCTCCAGCCAATACTGAAATCTGGCGGGATCAACGACCGAGAAGTCGTCCGGGGGGTTGGTGGGGGAGTACTGCGGGTCTCCCCCACGGTAGTCGTTGAAGTCCGCGTCCACCCAAGTATTCGTGCCGCTCTGGATGATCTGGTCCTTCGTCCTGACGGCAAACGGGGTGGCGGGCATCCCGTTGGTGACGGGCGTTCCCACCGTCCCCTGATTGGCGCGGTAGATGTTGACATGATCGATTGTCTGATCGTTGATCTCCGTCCAGGTGATCTGAATCTTTGCGCCCTTGATCTGCCCGGAGGGGAGCGGCGAGATCGGCGGAGTCATTCCCCCCAGGATTCCGCCACGCAGAATGACGTAGGGAATCGGCGTCCGGGTCGAGGGCTGCGGACCCCTTCCGACGATGGGGACGACCTGTCCCTGCGTCGGGAGAATGAAGTCCGACCGATGGGCGAAAGTGGCTGACAGCGCAACAAAATAGAACACAACGTCGTGAGCCGGATAGACCGAGCGTCCCGTCGTCGGATTGATGGCGTCGTCGGTCTCCAGGTAGAAGGTTCCCGTGCCCTGCCCTCCGGGTCCACCGAGGTATGAGAAGGTCGGACCCTCCCGCATCTGCTGGCTGTTTTGATAATTGAACATCCAGATTTGGAGATACCGGAATGTGTCGAGTGGACTCGGTGCAAGGTACGCGATCGTGATGGTGTCGCGGTACGTTCTCGCCCGGAGGTTGTCGGCCCACTCCGAAGAAAACGAGACCTGGGGGTTCCTCACCTCGAAACGAGGGACGGCGGACGCCTCGGATGCGGTCGGGATGGGCACCGGGGCCGTCGTGGCTCCGGCCCGAACGCGACCCAGAACGCCGAGACCCACGGCGTAAATCCACCCGCCGTCCGAAACGAGGTTGCCGGAAATCACGGTGGTCATGGTCTGACCGGCCACCGGAAGGTCCACGAGCCACTTCGCCTTGGACGTAAGGTCTTGATAATACGGGAAGTTGTTGCCGTTCTGATTGGGACCAAAATTCGTCACAATCTGGTCGGCGGTCACTTCCTTGGCCGAGAGGTAGAAAAGCCGGAAGGTGATGATCTTCTTGTCGAGCAGGAACTGCTCCCCGATCGCAAGGGTGGCCAGCACGTTCTTGCCCCCGTCGATCGACTGAAGCGAGAGCGCCCTGGGATACGTCCCGGTCTGGTAGAACTGCTTCTGGAGGACCCTTCCCGGCAGCGGGGCGTCGTCGCTCTGATCGTCGCGTCCCCTCACGGAACGCCCCCGGCGCCCTGCTGGTCGGTCGCAAAGGACCAGAGGGCTTCGAACGCGGCCATAGCCTCCGGTGAGCTTCCGGGCCACGACAGCGTGAAGCGGAAGAGCCTTCCACGCGGAACGGCACCCTGCGGAGCGTAGAAAATGTCGTCCACCCCCTGCGGCAGAGTATTCGTCGGATCGACCACCGGGACAAGGGTGACCGGGGAGGCGTCGTCCGTGGCGGCGGTGACCACCAGACCCGCATCCGTCCCGTAAACGTGGACCCCCTGAAGCACGGCCCAATCCTCCCGGCTCTTGCCCGGGGGGTTCATGAAGATGGTCTGGACCCTCGGGGTGTTCCCGTAGTTGGGCGGGGTGGCCGTGAATCCTTGGTGGACCACCCCGTCAGACGTCCCGTAGAAGAAGGTCAGGGACCCGGAGTACAGCTCTTCGGTCATCGCCACGATCCCCATCGTGTTTTCGAACCAGAGCTTCCGGTCCATGTCGTAGAGGAAGGTCTGGGTCACGGCGGGATCGCGGTTGGACAGGACGATGTACGTCGAGTCCCGGGTGTGGACCAGCCCCAGGATCGTGTTCCCCGCGTTCCAGCGGGACGAGACGGGCGGTGGCGGGGGAAGTGTGAGGTAGGTGTACGCCGCAGCCAGGGAGCCGGTCAGCGGACCGGGGTTGGTGACCGCAACGGTCACGGCTCCTGCGGCACTGGGAGGGGCGATGCACGTCAGGGACGAACTGGTAGTAATGACCACGCCGGTCGCAGAGACGCCGCCAAAGGTCACCGTCGAGAGGCTGGAGAAGTTCGTACCGATGACCGTGACGACGTTTCCTCCCACCGTGAGCCCGGACGACGGCGAGACCCCGACGATCGTCGGAGTGCCATAGGCGTAGGTGTAGGCGGCGGCCTTGATCCCGGTATTTCCGTCCGGGTTCGTGACCATGACGTCGTACACCCCAACAACCAGGTTCGGTGGAGTGGTGGCCGTCAGGTTCGTCGCGCTGATGAAGGAGACTCCCGTGCAGGAGATTCCCCCGATCGCGACGGCGGCTCCGCTCTGGAAGTTCGTCCCGACGATAGAAACCGGGGTCCCTCCGGAAGTCGGGCCGTTGTTCGGAGTGATCGACGTGACCGTGGGCGCCGCAGCGGGAGGCCCCAAGCCCGTGATTCGATAGACGGACTTCGCTCCCGTGAAAGAAGAGGACGCCCAGACGTCCCCGAAGGCAAACACCCACATTCGGGTCAGGTTCGCCAAGCCCACGATGGTCGCGGTGATGCCCCCGGTTACGGGGTCCAGCCGATAGACGGAGGTGGACTGCTCGTCCTTCCAGATGCCGGGGCTCGTGGACTCGAATACGACGTTGGACGAGCTGGTAGCCGAGATCGTGGCGACGACCGCCCCGGTCGCGGGGTTGATCTTCTTGATCGTGTTCCCGCCATCGAGCCAGAGGAACGTGTTGGTCGTATCGAAGGCGAGACCGCAGAAGCCGGTTGATCCGACCGTGGTCGAGAACGTGGCCGTGATCGTTGGGCCAGCGGGGTTGATCTTGACGATCTTGTGGGCCGTCCCCCCGTCGTTTCGGACGAATGCCCAGACGTTTGCTCCGTCGAACGCGAACGATTGCACGACGAAGGTCGTACCGGCGGGAGGGCTCCCGAGCGAAAGGGAAGTCCCGACGGCCAGATTCGTGAAGCGGGTGATCGCATTCCCGGTGAGCTGCGCGGCCCAGACATACGTCCCGTCGTAGAACACGGGGCCGAAATAGCTCCCCGCTACGGTCGTAAGAAGCCCCCCGGAGGGATTGAACCTCTTGAAATTACCGAAAGAATCCACCGCGAAGAAATTCCCCGAGCCGACCGCGAAGTCGTAGAACGTGCCCCCGAGAGAGACGGTCGCGATGACGTTGTTGGTCGAGGGGTCGATCCTGGAGAGGGTTCCGTCGCCGGAATTCAACGCATAGACGTAGCTCGCGCTCGCGTTGACCCGCGTCGGATTGTTCCCAACGATGATGGTGGCGGCGACGTTGGGCATCAGATCAGCCTGTTCTGGATGGGGTAGGAGTAGGAGAGGTCTCCACCCGGGCCAAAGAGGAAGTAGAGCCTCGCGTCATTGCCGAAGTGAACGAGAACGTCGGCGGAATTGGCGTCCTCGCCCGGGAGGGTCACGCAGGCAAAATGCGACGATCCCCTCCCCTTCGAAGAGAGGCGCAGAATCGTGTAGTTCTCCGGGGCGTTGCCCACGACGTAGAAAAGCGACTTCTCTGTCTCGATGACGATGTTGCCGCCGACGGGCCTGGTGCCCGTGATCGAACCGGAATCCTCGGGGATCGGGATCGTGTACGGAAGAGGCCAGCATTCCTCACCCACCCCGACCGGAAGCTCGGAAGGGTCGTTCTTGGCCGAGTAGTAGATGAGCCCCGGCACGGACGCCCGGGACCCCCAGAACCTCCCATCCCACGCCGACACGTTGTCGAGGTCGGTCGGGGGCGGAGCGTTGGTCGTAATCGGTCCCGGGAGGGTCCCCGGTCCGACCGTCCCGAGAAGGGTGTCATCGTTGTTGTTGTCCGAGTAGGAAAGAGGACCGCCCGCGTTGGTCAGCACGGCCAAGGGAAAGAGAACTCCCCCTCCGTGGGCAGTCCTCCAGAGAACGATCTTCGTAAATCTGGCATCGCCCGTCGTGACGATGTTGGAAATCACCACCGTCGAGAAGTCGTTGGCGGGTGCCGCGTCATCGACCGACAGAATGGGGGACAGGTTCGACGTATGGCCCGTGACCGGATCGTAGTAGGAGTACCCATACCGGAAGCCGTTACCAGCTTCCCATTGCATGGCCCCGTTGTTGATCTGCCACTCCGGGGCCGCGATCGACAGAACCGAAATCCCCTGGTAGGGAGTCGAGAGAACCAGGTGCGTGTTGTCGGTGACGGATGCGATCTGATACCGGACTCCGAAGATGTACATCGGGCATCCAACCGGCGATCCCGCGAGCGGACCCGCCGTCGTGAAGGTCGTTCCGGCGCCGGTCACCATCGTTGATCCGACGGTCGTGATCGTCGCCATCGCCGTCGCCGTCTGCCCGGGTCCACCGGGGGCCGCGATGGTGACGACGGGCGCCGAGACGTAGCCCGTTCCGCCGTTGGTGATGACGACGGCCACGACGACCCCGCCAGCGATCACCGACGTCGCGGTCGCGGTAACGCCGCTTGGGGGAGGGGCGATTGTGACCGCAGGGGCGACACCGTATCCCGTACCCTGATAGGTCAGGTCGATCCGCGTAACGGCCCCGGGACCCCCGGACACCGTGATCGTTCCGGTGTTGTAGATCGCGGTGTTTGTCGTGTACAGAAGGTTGGTCGAGGGCGCGGAGACGCCCCACCGATAGGCCGTCGTCCCGTCGAAGATGAAAGGGGTATCGACCCCGTTGCACATGAAGCAGCGGTTCTTGATCGAGTTGAAAACGACGCGCCGGTTCGAAAGCGAGCCCTTGATCGTCGTCGTGGCGATCGACGTCTGCTCGATGACGGTTCCTGCGATCGAGATCAGAAGGTGGGAAGTGGATGGCCCGGGGGAAGTCGGGTAGCGGTTGAACACGGTCATCGACAACGGTTGGGAGGGAAGCGTGGGGCCAAATACGGAGTCTCCCGCCCGGGGAACCCACTCCCCACCGGAGATCACCAGATCGTTGACGGTCGTGAGGGTGTCAGGCTGCGAGTCGTGGGAGGTCGAATTCGGGAACTCCCCGCCCTTCGACAATCCCAGAGGAATCCATTTGTGGCGAAGAGCCCGTGAGACAGCGGGCATCTACGATCTCCCGACTGACTGTTCTTCCGCCACCGCTTCGGTCTGCTCCTGGAGCGGACCCGTGGACTCCCTCTGGGTCGTGAAGGTCCGCCGCATTTCTGCGAGCTTGGCCTGGAACCTCTTTTCGAGAACGTCCCACTCGGCCCAATTCAGAATCCTCTTGATCTCGGCCTCGGCGTAGTCGATGACGAGATCGTCCAGCCACACCTCGGCCCACGGGGTGACGACAAGCGGCAGCGCCGCATCGAGAACGACCGCCCCCGCGTGGTAGGTGACGAACACCTGAAAGGGCAGCGCCGCGAGCGGCGGGGAAAAGAGAATAGACCCGGGGCTGTTCGCCCCGAATTGAATGACGTAGGTGTTGAAGATAGTCGCGGAGACGTTCTTGTAGTTGAGCGAGGCGCGAGCCGCCGTGTCAGAGTCGGATTTCAGAATCGGGAGGCCGTTGGCATTTGAGAAGCTGATGGCCTTCCCGATCTCCGGGAGCGGCGAAAGGGTCGAGAGATCAAGCGTGGGGACGTTGCCGGTGACCGTGACCGTTCGCTGCTGCAAATCCCAGAAGTACGATCCGGCGCCCTCGATGAGCGAGATTCCACGATTGAGATACGGGGTGATCTGCGGAATCGTGAGTCGCTGCCCGATCCGGAAGGCAACCTCGGTCGCAAGCTGCGTGGCGTTGGCGCTCACGAAAGCCTCCCGGGCCACGCCCCGCCGCCGAATTGCCAGTCAGCGACGTAGGAGTCGGCATCCTGTTCCAAGCCCCAATTGGTCAGGTAGTCGTATTGAGAGGCGGTGGCCGACTTCGTGCGGAACTGGAGCAGCAGCCGGGATGAAGCCCGCTCGCTCTCCATCCACCCCGGGACGCCATAGAGTTTCTGGCAACGGAATTTCGCGTTCAGGATCAGACACTCTTCGAATTCCGCCGGAAGCACCGAGACGTCGTTGTCCAAGAGAAGCGGGGCGAAATTCTTGTAGTACAGGAGGCAGAGGTCTTGCGCCGAAAACGGCGGGGGCCAGAACTTGAGAAGAGGCTGCCC